GCAGGCAGGATCCGGTAGTTGAGCAGGCAGCGCACGACGACGCCGTCGAGGGTCTGCTCGGGCAGCCCGATCATGCCCGTGTCGGAGTTCAATTCGATCACGCTGCCGGGAAGCGCGCTGTCGTTCTTCACCACGTTCAGGCGGCCGTTGGTGATGTGCCAGGACGAGCCGGTCGCGAAGCAGACCTCTCGAAGCAGGTCCCTGGCCATCCCGAAGCAGGCGAAGCCGCGCGGAAACTTCTTTGGGCCGAGGTCGTCGATGTGGCCGACCGTCACTCCGAACTCGCCGAGCGCCTTGGCGGCGGCGACGATGCGATCGCGGTACGTGTGGCCGGAGGCCAGCGACTTGTTCACCGTCGCGAAGTTGCGGGCACGCTGGGCGCTGGTCGCAAGAATGTGGACCACGGTGTCGGTGACGTTCTCGCGCAGGATGCGCACCTGAACGATCTCGCCTTTGAAGATGACCCCAGCACCGCTTTCGTAGCCCGCCTCCAGGGTGACGCTGCGGTACTCCTTCCGGATCGCCTGAGCCGTCGTCTTGGACAGGTTGTAGATGTAGATGTTGACGTGATGGGGCGTCGAGGAATCGCGCTGGTGCACGTCGAACCGGATGCGCATCTGCGATGCATCGAGCGCCTTGCCGCCACCCTCAATGGTGACCCGACAGACGCGAAGGTACTGCTCGCTCATCACGGTCAAGCGGTGGTGACGTAGAACAGGTGCGCCGTCTGACCGAGGCCGGGGTAGGTCGGGATCTCACCGGCCCCGCGGTCGGTCGTGACGTAGAGGCCGCCCGTGAAACCGAGGTGCCGGTGCTGCGCCAGCAGATCGACACCGACGACGAGCGGGATGCCGGCGACGAGAAGCACTCCGTCCTCGTCGCCGATGTCGAGCGTCCAGCCGCCCTCCTCCGCATCGTTCCAGAGTGCTCGCATCCGGTAGACAATGCCGTCCAGAGTAATGGAGAAGCGCTGCGCCTGGGGCGTGAGGGGGATCTCGAGGGCGGCCACGGATCAGGAGCCGAACACGTTGTAGGGCGACGCCTCGACGCCTTGAGGGCGGTTGTCGTTGTCGATGCCGTCGATCTGCAGTTCGCCCAGTTCGGCGGTTGGACCGGAGCTGAGACCGTCCATGCCGGGCGTCCCGAGCGATCCGAACGACCCGTTGCCGAGCGAGCCGCCGTCGGTGTTGAAGCCGCCTGGGTTGAAGGATCCGGCGAACTCGCTGCCGGTGATGGGCAGGCCCTGCTGGTCGCCACCGTTGGTGGTCCCGCCGGTCGTCTGCGGCGAGGCCTGATCTCCCGACTGCCCCGCACCGGCCGTGTCGCTGCCGGTGCTTGTGGTCTGGGTGGAGACGATCTTGATCTCCTGAAGTCCGCACAGGACCATCAGGGCGTTCTCGGAGCGGGCGTCGGTGATGACACCCAGCGCGCGGATCAGCATGTTCCGATAGACGCGCTTGCCGGTCGTGACCGTGAACGGCCGTCGGCTCTGCTGGAGTGCACGAAGGGCTTGGTAGACGTCCTGCGTGTACCCGGCATAGGCGGCCGATGAGTCCGAGAACCCGCAGCGCATATCGAGCTCGGCCGGCCGGGCGAAGGCGTGGTCCGTGATCGTCGCACCCTTCTCGACCGGGTGCTGCGTGATGATGAGCTCGTCGCGGTGCGCCTCTTCGATCACCACGTCCGGGATCACGGTTCCGATGGACCGGACGGGCGAGGAGATCAGAGCGTAGGTCAGTTCGCCGAGGAGGGACATGCGCCGCCCTCCCGGTTGGCGTGGCTACAGGCGTTTGGGGTTCAGCAGGCCACGGATGATCGCGTCGTGTCCGGTCTCGGGCTTCAGCGGCGACTGCATGGCCAGCGTTTCAGCGGCGATACGCTGCGGATCGGCCGCGCCATCCGCGATGCGGGTCAGAGCGTCGGCCATCTCCTCAAGAAGCTGTGCAGCCTCGCCCTCGGTGGTCTCGTGCGCTGGAATGCCCTCAAGCTCGCCGGCCAGATCCTCGGCCGTCTCGCGCAGGTCCGCAACGAGTTCGTTCAAGGGGGTGCGCGGGAGGGGTTCGGGCATGTCGGGCACATTGCAGAACATCGATTTGAGATGCAATCATAGCCCGTCTATCGTGCCGAGTGGGCAAACAACGGAACCCTGAGCTATGGAAGCGCTCCTCGTCGCGCTCGCGCTAGCACCGGTAACGATTATACTGTTTTTTATATTCTTTGCCCTGCTAGCTATATTAATTGCGATATTGTTCCCTAAATTCTCAAGAAGTTTTGTGATTGCTTTCTTGTGTCTAACAGTTGCAGCGTATGCGTTAACATATTTGCCAGATCAGCCTCGAGATGTCTCTACGACAAGCGGCGATCAGGCGGTTTCGACCTCAAAGTCCTTATCGGCGACCGAAGCATCGGGAGATGAAAGCGATAGTTATTGGAGTCGATCACTACGCACAGATCCTAAGAGCGGTTCTGAAGCTCGGGAAATTCCTTCAGGATCTCGGCCGCAGAACGGCGGCACTACTTGGACAGGGCCCGCCTCTGCGGTGCGAACACCTCCCACGCCAGCTCCAACAGGAAATCCAGGCCGTTGCCTGCTTCGGGTCGAAGGTACGACATATTTGGATGATGTCTGTAACGTTTCTATCAGTCAGGATGGAAGTTTCACAATAGGAACAGCTGAGCATCGCGAAGGCTTAACGTACTTCGCAATCGTCAATAGGCAAGGCGACGGAACTATGCTGGGTTTTTGGAACGAACGCATTGGAGCAACACACGCTCAAACCCCTCTTGGTCGCCTAAAGCGAAACGGCGCGTGCTGGGAGAATGCGCGCGCATCGGTGTGTGCTTGGCGTTAGCGGATCGCGGTCTGGGCGTTCCGCAGGCTCAACTCGTTGGATCGGTTCATCGCGCGTTCGACGAAGGCGCCGGTGGTTGCCGGGTCGCCCGAGCCATCGATCTTGATCGACATCGAGTTCTGCATCGTCACCTGATTGGACGTGCTGTTGTTCGTCGTCGAAGCGCCCAGTGGAGCGCCGGCGGTCGCCTTGCTGACATCGAAGCCGCCTGGACTGAAGCCGCCCTGCGGGAAGTTGAGCGGCGGAAGCCCTGTCGGCTTAGATTTCTGAGCGTCCTCGTAAGCTTTCAGTGCTTCTCGCGCATATCTGAAGCGACTTCCATAAGCCTTAACCCCCGCACCTTCGAAGTCGCGCTCAAACACACGCATCTCATCTTCAGATCCGGTTGCATTCTTGAGATTAGAAATCGCGTGCTTGTGTGTGTTCTGAAGCTCCCACTTCAGGAAGCCGTAGTTCGCCTCATCGCTTCGTGGATCAAGTCCACGCTGCTTTGCATACTCGAAGAAGCGGCGTTTGCGTCCCGGATCGGTCCATTGTGCCCAGCCGCGCCCCGGGCCGCCGCCGCCCTCCTCGAAAGCTCTGAAGCCTGCGCTCTCATGGCCTAGGTTGCCGAGTACGATTGAGGCCTTTTCCTTCGTGAGCCCAAAGTCGTCCATAAGGCGCTGCATGACCCCTGGAGACTTCTCCCGAAATGTCTGACCCCCGATGGGAGCGGTCGAGCCACCCCCGGCATCCGTCGGCGTCCCGATCCCCGTCTTTCGCTTCAGCCAATTGAGACCGCGCGTGAAGAGGCCGGGCTTCTGTGCCTCCTGATGGCTGTTGAGGCGAGCCTCGCCGTCAGCCACCTCGCTGCCCTTCCCGAGCCATGACGACACAACGCGTCCGATCGGGTCGCCTCCACGGGCGGTGTCGAAGAGGCCGAGCTTGCCGAGAAGGGAGATGACCCTCTCAATGACCTTGCCGATCTCGACGAAGCGGTCACGGATGAACCCGAGCTCCTTCGTCAGGTTGCCGCTCTCCAAGCTCTGCGTGAACTTCTCGACGGCGTCACCGACTCGCTTGAAAAAGCCCTCGATATCCTCGCGGTGCTCTTCGACCCATGTCAGGAGCGCCTTAACGACGCGCTCCAGCGCTGGGGCGAACTGGATCAACATCCGCTGGCCGACCGCGCCGATCAGGGCGCCGAGCGTCGTCAGGGACCGCGTGAAGCTGTGCCCGGCTTCGGCCGCCTTCTCGTTGTCGAGACCGACCATCCTGGCGGTCTGATCATACTCCTCGCGGTAGCGCTTGATCTCGGCGCGGTACTTGGTGAGGGTTTGATAGGTGCCCTCGTCGATGCCCAGGAGCGAGGCCATCTGCGCACCCGCGTAGTACGGGTGCTTCTTCTGGATCGCGTCGATCGCATCGGACAGGACGTCGATGCTGTCGCCCGCCTTGCCACCCTGCGTGGTGGCCACGCCCAAGTCGCGGATGAACTGCCCGACGCCGGGGTTCGTCCGCATGGCCCGGGCGAAGGACTCGACCGCGGACTGTGCGTTGGCCGTCGAGCTGCCGACCTGTCCGAAGGCGTAGCTCAGCCCCTGGATGTTCCTGGCCGTCGAGCCGACGCGCTGGCTCGTGAAGTAGAGGGTGTCGAAGTTCGCGGCGATCTTAGCGACGGCAGCCGCGGCGGCGAGCGCGGCCGCCTCGAGCGCCAGGGTCAGCACGGTGGCCGAGCGCGTGATGCCGGCGACCGTCTCTCGGACCTTGCGGCCACCCTGCTCGTCGACCTTCCAGCCGAGCGAGACCACGAACTCCTTGAGGACGTCGGCGCTCATTTCGTCTTCAGCGCCTCATGGATGCGGTGCCGGTTCTCGGTCTCGTAGGCCATCGCGTCATTGATCTCGGCGACATGCTCGATCGACAGCGGGCCTTCCAGAAGATCGGTGTACCGGTAGTAGCCGAGGGGGATCGGCCCGAGGATGAACTCGTCCCCGTCCGGCATCAGCGCAAGCTCTACGTCGAGGCTGTGGCCCCGCCGCTCAAGCCGGCGAGGCCCCTTTGAAAAAGCTCGCTATAATTGTCCCGCAGCACGTGGGCCGCAATCTGGAGCATCGCCATCAGGTCGATGTCCTGGAACATCAGCGCGCCGACATTCGGCGGCTTGATCCTGGCCCAGGCCTCACCCTGCTTCCGCTCGACGACCGCAAGGCAATGGTCGAGGATGTAGTCGGTCGCCTCGTCTGAAAGGCCGCCGATCGCATCGGCGAAGACCGGCAGCGCATTAGCCCCGCCCTGATTCGCGGCGAGGCTTTGGAGCGGTCCGAGGATCGGCGCCATCCGGCGCAGGACGTGGAACTGGGTGCGGGCGTTCATGCGCCCCGAACGATAGGTCTGCCCATCGACCTCGAACTCAGCCATGGCCGCCTCAGAGGTTCAGGGAGCCGTCGCCGAGGACGCTGTCGATGTCGAGAGCGTTGAAGGCCCACTCCATCGTGCCGCCGTCCTTGGCGTTGGTGTTCGGTGGGAGCCGGACGAAGGCGCAATCCTGCGCCGAGTGCTCGTCGCCCCAGGCCGGATTCGACACCGAGATGGTGTTCTGGCCGGTGTAGGCGCTCGACGTCGACTGGAAGCGGTACATCGCCATCAGCGCGGCGTTGAGTGGGGAGTTCTTGAGGAGCCGGATGACGACACGCCCGGCGTTCGCGGCGTGCAGCGAGTGCATCCCGCCGCGGGTGGCGCCGGTGACCATGCTGGTCTTGTCGTCCGTCATCTCGACGGTGATGCCCTCGTCGGCGACGCCGCCCTCGGAGAGGATCAGGCTTCCGCCCGGGCCCGTGATCGAGCACGTGACGTCGAGAAAGCTGTAGGTAGTGCCCACGGCGCGTTACTCCGTTCAGCGGTTGGCGAGCACGGCCGAGGCGACGAAGTGCACCGCACCCGCCATCTTCAGCGCGATCTGGAAGGAGACGGACTTGCGCGCGGCGCGGTCGGCGTCGCTCTGCGACTGCACGAGCGGCGCGTAGATGTAGTAGCCGGCGCTGAGGGTATCGCCCGTCTTCAGCGAGCCGAAGCCGGGGCCGGTCCAGAGACCGGGCGCGATGAGGCCGTTGTCGACGGCTCGGGCGCAGACCTTCTTGGCGACCGCCTTGAGCAGGTCCATGCCGGCGTCGGTCTGCGGCACCTTCGTCGGGGTCTGGTAAAGCAGATTGTACCAAGCCGTCTGAAGCTCGTTCTGGAACCAGTCGAGGCCGTGGCGCTCGTCGAAATAGTCGCCGTTGATCATCTTGCCCGGGAAGAGCACCGCGGTGCCGTTCTCGACCTGCGTGAACACGTTGACGTTCTTGGCGAGCAGGGCCTGGAACTGCGACTCGCTCAGGCTTTCCGCGACGACGCCGGGCTCCTGCTTGTAGGCAAGCGTGATCGTGGTGTTCGACCCCTGGAAGTCCACGGTCGCGGCCCGGCCGAACAGCGAGGTCGCCGCGTAGGGCGAGTTCCGGGAGAACTGGACGAAGGTCTTCGACAGGCCGAGCGCCTTCAGCTGGCTCGCGAGCTCGGTCGTGTTCGTGATGTCGAGGACGTTGGCGTTCGTGGTCGTGATGCCGAACGTGTGGCTCTTGTTCAGGCCCTCGACGAGGACGGCTGCCGCGATGACGTCGGCGTCGGCCGGCGGCGTGCCGGTGGCGACCTGGATCGAGTACCAGTCGTTCGAGATGTCCGCGAAGGTGGCGATACAGGACACGAGCGACTCGGCCGCCACGCCGACGACCGGCGTCGAAGCGTCGACCGAGGTCAGATGCATGATCGGCCCGAGGTTCGTGCCCGACGGCGGCGTGCCCGCGTAGCTGACGGACGAGCCGGCGCCGGTCATCCCGCTCTGCACGTTGAAGCGCTTGAGCACCGCATCCCAGGTCACGGTGACGCCCGAGGCGACGGCGGCGATGGCCGTCTGCACGAGGTTGGCGACGGCGTTGAGGTTGAGCGCCGTCGACAGGTTGATGCCGGTGATGTCGCGCTGGGTGCCGTCGATGGTGAGGCGGAGCGCCCCGGCCGTGACGCCGGTGAAGTTCGAGAGAAGCTGTTGGCTCGTGCTGAGGGAGGCGCCGTGCAGGACGCCGGGCGCCGCGGTCTGAGCCCAGCGGCCGATGTAGAGCAGCGCTGGCTGCGGCTCCTGCGCGAAGTAGAGGTTGGCGGACTGGTACTCAGGCGCGCTCGTCCCGAAGGTCTGCGCGACCTGATCGAGGCCCGTGAAGGGGCGCAGGCGCTCGCCGACGTCGATGACGTTCGAGGGGCCGACGACGAGGCTAGCGCCGAAGTTGCGGGTCGGCGCGGCGGTCGGATTGATGGAGACGTCGACCCGGACGAAGTCGGAGACGTTGAGCCCAGTTGCCATGTTCAGGTCTCCGGAGCCTCGACCGGCGTCTCGATGATCGTCCCGCTGTCCGCGTGGACGGTGCCGACACCCTTGAGGACGTTCAGGATCGGGTAGATGCGCTCGACCCGACGGCGCAGACGGAAGATGAGATCGGCGCGGCGGCGCGTGCGGGTGTTCATGATGGAAGGCACGCGCCGGACTGGATCGACGTCGTAGAGGGCCATGCCCATCCGGGTCAGATCCTCGCGGTTCTGGGCGATGGAGAGGCCGTCGCGCATCAGGCTCGCGTAGCCGTCGCCCTTCGGGCCGTAGAAGCTCGCCAGGGCAGTGACGGTCTCATGGGCGATGAGGATTGTGCTGCCGTCGCCGGCGCTGCGGTGGATCTGTGCGGGCTGATCGTCCCGCATCGTGTCGGTGACGCCGACGGCGCACCAGGTGGTGCCGATCGACGGGATGCGCGGCCGCTCCTCGCCGAGATCGTCGTTCGGCTGCCAGCGCGCCCGGACCCAATCGCCGGGCAGGCCCGTCAGGCCCACGACGAGAGCCTGTAGCACCTGATCGAGGTCGAGGTCGGTGGCCGGCGCCGGCGATGTGGGCGCGAGGTAACCGCCGGTCGCAGAGGTGTTAGCCGAGGTAGCCATCCGGAGGCTCGGTCTCCGAGGGGTTGTTATCGGCGAGCTTGCAGAGCGCCTTCACGTACCCGTCCCCGAACTGCCAGGGCTGGGCGTTCACGACCGTGTAGGTGCCGGGCCCGCCGTTGCCCCACTGGATGCGGTCGGCGGCCCGTTCGAGGCCGCCGGTGCTGAGCGGAAAGCGGGTGTAGATCGTGATCGCGCCGTCGAGCGCGTCGCCCTCGCCGAGTTGCACGAGGTCTCGGCCACCGTCCGGGCTCACGACGCCGGTGAAGTCCTGCCAGCCGCCGACCGCGGTGACGGTCCCGTCGGCACGAGGGTCCAGAGCCGTACAGAACACCCGCAGGCTCGTGTCCTGGAAGTCCGGGTCGTCGAGGACGTCGGTGACGTCGAGGCCGGGCAGCAAGTCAGTGCACCGCCAAGAAGGAGGCCACCAAAAACAGAACCGCAAAGCCGAGTATGCCGACGAGCAAAGGATCCATCCTAGCGCCCCTTCCCGCGGATCACGTAGGTGTAGGCGGCCCGCAGCGCCCCAGTGTCGGTCAGCGGCTTCTCGCCCTTGCGGCCGCGAGCCCTGCGCCGCGCCAGGGTGCGGGGCGAGAGCGGTACGAAGGGACCTTCGGTGATCTTGGCGCGGATCGCGTTCTGCGCGAGGAGGCCGACCGTGTGATAGGCCTTGGTGACCGCGCCGCTGTCCCCGTCGATCGCCGCCGTGCCCGCGGTCCTGAGCCGCGAAACGGCCTGAGGCAGGACCGCCTGCACCCCCGGCAGAAGGTGCGGCCGCGCCGGGATGTTGCGCTCGGGCAGGCCGAACTCCATCGCGTATCCGATGGTCGCGTTGTTCGGTGGCTGCGGCTCGCCGGCCTCGGCCGCACGGTCGGCGGTCTCTGCAGGGATGCCGACAAGGAGCTTGGTCTTCACGAGATCGGCGACTGCGGACAGGACGGCCTCGGTGCGATCCTTCTTGACGACGAGGGGCATCAGACGAACCGTCGTCCGAAGCGCACGGCGAGCACCGCCGGATGGACGCTGTAGCGCGGCCCCGTCGCCATGGACCGGAGCAAGCCGTAGAGGCGCTGTCCGTATGGCGTCGCATTGTAGGGCCCGGCGCCGGCATAGGCCGTCAGCGAGACGTCCATGCTCTTGGAGACGCCCCCGACCGATTTCGACGTTACCGGCGCCAGGGATAGCCCGGCCGCCCCGCCGACGCCGGCATTGGCCGCGCGCGCCGACAGGACGATGTTGTGCGCGACGAAGAGCAGGACAGCGAGAGTGTAAGACGCGCCGAGACGCGTCTCACTGTAGAGCTTCGTCGCCTGCTGAAGCCAGAAGTCGATCTGGGTCTGCGGATAGACCGTCTCGTTGCCGAACTCCGGAAAGGCCGCGACGAGATCCGCTCTGGTGATCGCCACGGCCCTTAACTCCTCAGACCCGTGCGGGACGGCCAGGGCGACGCGGCGCGGAAGGGTTGTCGCCGACCTGCGAGCGCGGGCTGTCGTCATTCGGCTCGTCGCTGTTGGCGGCCATGGCGTCGGAGCTGAGCGGCGCCTCCTCGGTCTCGCCGCTGCCCTCGCCCGCGAGCTTGTTGTTGGCGCGGTCCTTCGTCAGGCGCTCCAGCGCCGGCTCGTGGCCGAACTCGATCTCCCCGGGCTCGTAATCGTCGTCGACCTCGCGGACGAGGCCATTGGCGAGCCAGTCGTGGTCCGGGTTGCCTTTCTTCCAGGCCGCGAAGGCTTCCGCGTCGACGCTGGCCACGGTATCCTGACCTGGATGGCCCGCGCCCGGCACGGTGAAGGCGACCGGCGCGGGGCCGACGCCGGGGCGCTCCGGATCGGCCGGCGGCCCGATGAGCGAGACGGCCATCGGCAGGCGGCTCGCGATCTTGATCATCTTGCGCTCGGCCATGGCTACTTCTCCGCCGTCTTGATGGATCGGAACTCGGTGGGAAGGTCGCGCGGATTGACCGGCTCCATCCCGCAGAGGCCTGCCTTGCCCTCACGGGCCATGCCCCGGGCCCGGTCGTCGCTCGACGCGGCGAAGATGAAGCCCTTCTTGACCGCATCGAGCTCGCGGTTCTGCGCGAGCCATCGATCAAAGAAGTCGCGGTCGACGCCGGGCGTCAGGCCGTAGCCGCCGGCGTGCGGGGCGAACTCGACCTCCTCGGACGGGTTCACCGGCCGCGCGCTGCCGGCAACGGTGATCGCCCTGCCGGTGCGCACGGCGATCTCGTACTCGCGGTAGCCGCCGCCCATGACGGGCTCGGACCGCTTCACCATGGTCTGCTCCTGCAGGACGAGGCCGTGCGGGAGCTTGCATGCGACGGTGACGGTGCCGGGCATCGCTCAGACCCCCACCATCTGGGCGCAGGCGAGCGGGTAGCGGATGATCGCTCCCCAGCTGCCCGCCGTCTTCTTCTGCGCGTAGGCGGAGAGGTTGCGCACGATGCCATGGTCGCGCAGCTTCTCGTTGAAGGCGCAGTACCCCACGTCCTTGCCGTCGAACGACCTCGCCCAGAGCTGCACGACCTCGCCCGCCACCGTGGAGTAGCGGTAGGAGGTCTCGACCTCGAGGTTCGGGAAGTTCTTCTTGATGAGGTCCGCGACGCCGACGCCGAACGAGTTGACGGCGGTGAGGCCCATCTGCGCACTCGGAGAGAGAGCCAGGATGAGCGGGTCGCTCATCTTCACGCGGCCGGCCGTCTGCGCGACGATCTTGGAGAACAGCGCCTGGAAGTCGGCGTAGACCTCGTTCGCGGTCGCGACGACGGCGCCGTTGTTGACCCACTTCACGCCGCCGGCGGCCTTGGTGCTCGGGGTGAGCGCGGCCGAGAGCGACGGATCGTTGAGCAGGCCGTAGTTCTGCAGGCCCGCCACGCCGAAGTGGTAGGTGTAGTCCTGGAACTTGTCGAGCGTCGACGCCGCCGAGGTCTGAAGCTCCGCGACCCAGTTGAGGCGCGCGAGGCCGGCCCGCTCGATCTGCAGGTCGCCGTACTCGATGATGGTCTGGAAGAGGTACGACTGGCGCTGCGGCCAGGCGGCGTTGACGTTGGAGACGCCGTTCGCGTTCCAATCGCCGTAGGACGACACCTCGCCCGTGTTCTCGATCACCGAGAAGAACGTGGTCTGGGTCGTCCAGTCGCCCTGCTTGCGCTCGCCGAGGATGTTGGCGCCCTCGTTCGGCGACTGCAGGATGCGCACGACCTCGGGGTCGACGTACTGCGTCAGGAACGAGGGGATGCCGGCGTTGGGCGCCGTGACCAGCGTCGGCTGGGCATCCATCGCGAGCTCGAAGTTGTGGCGGAACTGGCTGGGGAGCCAGTCCTGCGCCATCATGTGGATGCCCCACTCGGTCTCGAGCCGGGCGCGGTCGGCCTGGAAAGTCATGATAGGCTCCTGCTGCCCGGGTTACGGAACGGTGTTGGAGATCTTGATGAGCTCGCCCGCGGCGCCGGCCGTATGGGCGTACCACTTGGTCTCTGTGCTGCCGGAGACGGTGGCGCCGGCCGCGGCGAACGAGACCGAGCCGTTGGTGTTGTTGGCGAAGGCCTTCATGCCCTTCGTCACGGCGCCCGCTCCGGCGTTCTTGGCGAAGAAGTCGCCGCCGCTGAACATCTCGCCGACGTACTTCCCGCCGGGAATGGTCATCCCGTACTCGGCGCTCTGCACGTAGAAGTCGGCGTTGAGCTCGCGGTGCACGAAGCAGGTCGGCGCGCCGGTGCCCGTGTTGGCGAGGATCGTGCCCGTGGACGAATCCGCCCAGGCGAAGAGACCGACCGTGAGGCCGGCGGCCGCAGCGACGAAGCCGCCCGGGACGGAGAGCGCCGAGTGGCGCGGATTGGCGGAGGCGAAGTCGCCGGCAACGGCGGGCGCCTGCGTGGTGTAGACCTGGGTCTGGAAAGGCATGGCTCGCCCTCTCTCACTTCAGCCGGTTGGCGTGGGGGAAGCGGGCCGCGTAGTCCTCGGCCTGCTTGGCATCCTGCGCGATCGGGGTGGCCGGACGACGCGGGGCGTCGCCGACCTTCGGCTGCATCGAGAGGATGGTCGGGAAGGCGGACGGGTGAACGTCCGCGACGTCGACGCCGAGGGACGTCAGCGCGGTGCGGTAGACGGCATCGGCGCTGTCGTGCGCCATGGCGAGATCGCCGACGTAGGGGCGGACCGCGCGCTCGGCGTCGCGGATCTGCTGCTGGGCGCGATTGGCGGCCTCGGTCGCCTCCTTGGCCGCCACACGAATGGCGGAGTCCATGGCCTGACGGGTGACGAACTTGCTCGTATCCATCGCAGGCGGCGGCGGCGTCTCACCGGCGAGCATCGCCTTGATCTTCGCCATATCCTCCTCGCTGAGCTTGCCGGAAAGGAAGGCCATCACCTCCTCCTCGGTGGCGTCACGGGCGCCCTCGGGCTCGTCGGGCTCGTCGGTGCCGCCCAGCTCCTCAACGACCTCCGGCACCTCCTCCGGCAGGATGGCCGCCAGCGCCTCGACCACCTCGCCGACATCCTCGAGGCTGGCATCCTGCGCGAGCTTGCCGGTCGTGACCTTCTTGAGGTCGTGGAGCAGCTTGCCCTGGCGCGCCTTGAAGTTCTGCGCGGTGAGGCCGGCGACGACGCCGGTGAGATCGATCTTGGCGTCCTCGGCGAGCTTGGGACGAAGGTAGATGGCGAGCGCGCCCTGCGTGGTCGCACCGGCCCGCGTCAGGGCAGACTTGGCCATGATGAAGTTCTCCAGTGAGTCGCCGACCACGACATCGGGTCCGGCGCGGCCTTCGCGGACGAGGGCGACGTGGTTGCCCACGATGTCCCGCATCACGCCGTCGAACCGGACACCCTCGTAGGTGCCGGGCGTCATGTCGGCGCGGTAGCGGTAGGCGCTCGACAGTTGCTTCTGGGAGCCGTCCTCGATCGTGCGGATGGCCGGCCCGGACCAGCACGACAGGTCGGCTTCGAGGTAGGGGGCGTTCCATGTCGCGTTCGACAGCGCGCCGACCGTGCCCGCGTGGTCGTGGTCCTCGGCGCTGACCGGCTTGTGATTGAACAGGAGGGGCTTGCCGTTGAAGCTGGCGGCGGCCTTCGCAAGCTCCTCGGGATCGCGGAGCAGGTAGTAGATCTCGTCGGCGTCAAGGCCGAGGCGATCGGCGTCGGGAATCTCGCGGCCCACGTAGGGGCAGACCATCGCCTTGGAGATGCGGGTCTGGCGGACGTGGAGGTGCCCGTCGGCATCGAAGGCCCGCGCCGAGGCGTAGTCGAAGGCGATGGTCGCAGTGGCGTTCGTCTCGGGCATGGCGCCTCAGTCCGGCACCACCACCTCGGGGTAGCACCGACAGTTCCAGATCCCGCCAGGCAGCGCCCGGTGGCCGGGGTCGCATTCGGGCGGATCGTCCCAGCGGAAGGTCTTGCCGTTGAGCTTTCGGTGGGTGGCGCGGACATCGGTGTCGCCGGCCGTGCGCCAGATGAAGTGCGTCGAGCCGACGTGCTCGGCCCGAGCCTTGGTCAGTTCGGTCGCCGTCCGGCTGACCTCGGTGCGCGCGATCAGCATGGCCCGGCTACGCGAGACGTTG